GACCGACCAATGCACGGCAGCCACGGTCACAAATATGGCCGAAGCCTTGGAATCAACCGCTTTTGGTTCCACCTCAAGGGTTTTCGTTTCAGGGTTGTTTAACCAAGAAATAACCTTAGACCTATACATGAGTTACGCCGCAGCCGAAACCTACGCAACTTTGGCAGCTCTAGTTGGCACCACCACCACCGTAAAGGTTTCCAACACCGTTGCAGGCTTGACCACAGCTAGTGCCACAGAACCACGCTTCGAATTAGTGGGCGCTTATCTTGAAAGTCTGCCCGTAATTAACGCAACCATGGGCGAACTGTCAACCATTAGCATTACCTTTAAAGGTGGCGTTTTGACCACCGTTGTTTCCTGATTTAGCAACCCCAACAGCAAAGGCCCGACATGCAACTAACGATCAGAGTCGACCAGGGTGAAGGCCCTGTCGAAGTAACAACCAACCTTTTTACAATCGTGGCGTGGGAAAGAAAATTCAAACGCAAAGCCAGCGATATGGGCAACGGTATCGGCATTGAAGATTTGGCGTATTTAGCCCACCAGGCATGCCAGCAACACAACGTCACCGTGCCAATCGTGTTAGACGACTTCATTAGAAAACTGGTGTTGCTTGAGGTTGTTAACGATGAACCCGACCGCCCTACCTTGCCAGTACCTACCGACACGCTTTAGCACAGGTTTTAGCGGCGACAGGGTACTGGCCACAAGGAGTAGAGTTTGATAACGACGACCTATCAACGGTCATTAAAGTTATTAACGAATCCCGTAAATAAAGGTTGGTCATGGCAAGAACGCCGAAAATAGAAGGTGTAAAAGACACCGTAAAGGCGTTGCGTCGAATTGACCCTGAACTACGCAAAGAGTTCAATATCAAAGTTCAAGCAATTGCGGCGCCTATGACCGACGCCATGAAAGCCGAATATTCAGATAATCGTTTTCCGTCCGGCACAAAACGCAAATGGGTTGTAGGCAAAACAGGCGAAAATAGAGGTAGAACCATTTTCCCGTTGACAGCTGCTAAAGCCCAGAACGGTGTCAAGGTAAAGATAAACACTAGTTACCGTGACCGAAACGCTTTTTATGTAATGCAAGCAAACCCAGCCGCCGCCATTTTTGATATGGCAGGAAAAAAGAATCTAAACGGTTTGGGTAGTGCTTTCAGTTCAAAGTTTGGTAAAGACGCCAGCCGTGTTATGTGGCCTGTTGCTGAACAAAAATTGAAAGATGTGCAAGACGGAATTAAAGACTTGGTAAAAGATACCGAAAAGGTTATCCAAAAAGAGGTTGACCGCTAATGGCTATCAAGATTCCGATTTTTAGCGACTACGACAACAAAGGTGTCAACGAAGCCGAAGGCGCTTTTCAAGCGTTTGGAGACAAAGTAGGCAACATAGCCAAAACAGCCGCTTTAGCAGTAGCCGCTATTGGTACAGCCGCCGCCGCTGGCGCCTATAAAGCAATTGAGGCCGCTAGTGACTTAGCCGAAGCCCAAAGCAAAGTCAACGTTATTTTTGGTGAAGATAGCGCCAAATATATTCAACAATTTGCCGACCGTGCTGACGTGGCTTTAGGACAGTCGAAGCAGTCAGTAATGGACGCTGTAGGTACTTTTGGCACGTTCGCTAAAGCCGCTGGTTTATCAGGTGATTTTGCTGCCGAATTTTCAATGGACTTCACAAAGCTGGCGTCAGATTTAGCGTCGTTTAATAACACCAGCCCCGAAGAAGCAATCCAAGCCATAGGTTCAGCACTTCGAGGCGAATCGGAACCGTTGCGCAAATACGGTGTCATGCTTAACGACGCCGCCCTAAAAGCCGAAGCGGCCGCACAAGGTATCTATAACGGTATCGGGCCGTTAAATGACCGGCAGAAAATTCTGGCCGCTGAAGCCGTTATCTATAAACAAACCGCTGACGCCCAAGGCGACTTTGCAAGAACCAGCGATGGACTAGCAAACAAACAACGTATTTTTAAAGCGCAATTAGACAACCTTGTAACCACTATTGGTGGCAAGTTGCTACCTATTTTTATGAAATTAACAGATTTCATAACAACAAAACTTGGGCCGACTATTTCTATGCTTACTTCGGCTTTTGAAAAAGACGGTTTAGCAGGAATTATTGAAGTTGTTAAGAAGCAACTACCAAAACTAAAAACTGTTTTGACTAACGCCGTAACTATGTTTATGGATTGGCTTAAAGACGCTTACCCACCAGCCTTACGGGCATTGTTAGACATGATGTACAACCTTGGGCAGTGGCTACAAAACACGGGTCTGCCAGCATTAGCAAAACTTTTAGGTGACGGCGCCGAAGCGTTTTGGAACTGGATTAAAGAAGCGGCACCGCCTGCACTAAAGCGCCTGGCTGAACTAATGGCTGATCTGGCTAATTGGATTCTTGACGAAGGTTTGCCGTTACTTGTCGACAAGCTTATTGTTTTGGGTAACGCTTTAGTTGATTGGATTAAGCCGCAAATAGTCCCAGCCTTAAAAGCGTTGGGCGATTTGTTGCTAACAATTCTTGACTGGGTGGTTACTGAAGCCGTGCCAAAGTTAGGCGCCCAGGCTGTGAAACTTGTTGGCGCTTTACTCAGTTGGACAGCAAAACTTTTGCCTGAAGCGGTTGAAGGTTTGGGTCGTTTTGTAGTTGATTTGGCAAGAAAACTACCTGGGTTGTTTGTTGATTTGGTTTCAACTATGGCCAGCCTTGGCACAGATTTAGGCGGCAAGTTAATTAGTTCTTTAGTCGAAGCGCTTAAAGGGTTGGGTAGTAAAGGGTTAGAAGTTGGAAAAGCGTTTGCTAACGGCATTATCGGTTTTATTAACCGTAATGTCATTGACAAAATTAACGAATTAGTTGAGTTTAAAATTAGTGCTTTTGGTGCAAGTTTTACGGTCAACCCACCTGACATTGGCCGTATTCCTATGCTTGCCGAAGGTGGCATAGTCACAGGCCCAACCCTGGCAATGATTGGTGAACGTGGCCCTGAAGCAGTTATCCCGTTAAACCGTGCCGGTGGAATGGGTTTCGGCGGTGGCGGTGCCAACATTACGGTCAATGTAAACGGTGGCGACCCCAACAGTATTGTCAGAGCCTTACAGCAATATGTACGCCAGTCAGGCCCAGTACCAGTTAACACCAGGGCTATGTAATGCCAAAGATGACATGGACAGTTACGGCTGACGGTGGCGCAACAAGTTTAACTAGCCGTGTTTTGTCGTTAAACATTACTGGTGGCCGTGAACAGTATTTGGATCCCTATTCGGGTGGTCAATGCGTTATCACACTTAATAACAACGACAATTTCGCCGCAACTGTTGAATACGGCAAAATGTTAACGGTTAAAGGTACATACCTTAACGGCGATTTTAACTGCCATTTTTGGTTACAAAAAATAACATATAACGATTACCCAGGCGACACAGGTTTAAGCACCGTCACGCTTACTTGTGCTGATTTCATTTCTAGAGCTGGTCGAATCCAAGCAACTAATTTTGTGATTGCTCAAGATACTTGCGATAACCAGTTAGACACCTTTAGTAGTTCAGGTATTTTGCCTGCCGACATGGGCGTCATCGGTTACGGTTCAGGTTCCATTGCTAGCGGAACTACTTATACCGGCACAGTCACCAATTATTTAAACTTTCTGGTGACCACAGAACGGGGTTATTGTTTTTTAGAAGGCAATGCCCTCCAATTTATTGGGCGTAGTTATGTTTCTAGCCTTGCACCGATTGCCACTAAAATAGGTCGTACACCATCAGCAACACGGATTGCATACCAACAGTTTGAACGCATAGCGGCAGGTTTTGAATTTATTAACACGGCGACAGTTTCACCTAACGGGCTGGCTAGCCAAACCAGCACTAACGCTACCGCTGTTTCAACATACGGTCCTGCGTTTTATTCTTCATCAACGGTTGATTACACAACTACGCAGGCCAGCGGTAACGCTGATTGGATTGTCAACAATTTTGATGACCCAACGCAAGAACGGTTTATTTGTTCTTTTAGTGATGTAGCGCAAAACAGCGACGCTTTAGAGTCATGGTTGTCTGAATGTTTTAACCAAAATAACAGAACGGTTAACTTTGAATATCGGCCGCCAAACCAACTTAGCGATTACAGTCAAGACATGGTGATGGAAGGCTATCGAATTAATGTTACGCCTGAGCAAACCACTTTTGATTTGTCGTTTAGTCCGTTGAGTTACTACCAGTTTTTCACGCTTAACAGCACTACTTTAGGTATTTTGAACACCAGTCGACTCGGCTGGTAAAGGAGCAACATTATGGCAGAGTTTGGAACGTTCACATCGGGAAGTGTGCTCACTGCGGCAGAATTAAATGCTGCGGGCGCATGGACATCGTTTACCCCGTCTTGGTCTGGTCTTACTGTGGGAAATGGAACAGTTAGCGCCGCATATTCAAAGTTTAATAAAATACTTTTTGTGCGTGTGTATTTTGACTTTGGTTCTACTTCGTCTTTAACAAGTAATTTGACGATGACACTTCCTGCGTCGTTGACACAAAACACGGCTTCACAAGAAACCATTGGTCAAGCAAACATTACAAAAACAGGTGTTTATCCTACTCCGGGCACTGTTGCTGTCTCAAGTTCAACGGCAGTACAAATCCAAACTTGGCTAAGTAGTGGCACTTACCCTTCGTCAAGAAATGTTGAGCCGGGCGTACCTGTCGCTTTTGCGTCAGACACTAATGTCTCTTTTTATTTCACGACAAGATTGGCTTAACAATGATTACAGCAACATGCAAAAATTCAGACTGCTTACAGTTTGATATCCCATACAACTTTTTCGGTGACCCTGTAGAAGTCCAATGTGGCGAATGTGGTACTGACTGCGAACTGACCGACCCACAGCCCGACCCGATCAGACCGCCTAACCCGATTGACCCACTGCCATGAAAACTCTTGCCGTGATCGCAGCTCTTGCTATCGCACTCATGCTGGTCATCACCAGCC